AAACATTCTTGAAAGCAAATGGACAAATAACTGCATCAAGCATGTTGTTATCTGGTTCTGCAGTTGCAACCAATTTTGCAACCAAAGTAGTAACTGTTAATGCTGGTAACTTATCATTATATAGAAGACATATATCAGGAACAAGTTATAATTTAGTATTTGATGGATCACAAGGAGGAGAAAGAATTATGCATATGATCTTAGACGCCGATCCGGGATTGATAGTAGGATTTGATTTAGTTGATGCTAGTGACGGAGTTGAGTCACAAATAATAATAGATGTTACTACCACCGTAACAGGCTTTAGTGATGGTATTAATACATCGATGGCCGCAATGAACGCAATTAGATAATAGGAGAAAAAACAATGGCAACAGTAACAATGACAAATGGACATAGGTATAAGTTTGCTGCTTCGGCAGGAACACCTGTGTTATTAGAATCTTCCGATAATGTAGGAGATATAAATTATTTTCATAACGCACTTCATATAGAAGATGTAGAAAGTTCTATAGGATCAACAGGGTTTGTTACCATTAAAGGTGATAATGCTAATACAAGTTATGGACCTCAAATATTATGTTGGAATATTGGATCTGGTGATGCAGGAATAGCTTTTAGAACAGATAGTGTATATTGGCATGTAGGACAAGATAATAGCCAATCCAATAGATTTTCAATTGGAAATAGCCATGCTATAGGAACAAGTGTTGCAATATCTATAGATACAAGTGAAGATGTAACTATTCACCAAGACCTTGCAATCAATGGCGAGCTTGATATGACAGATGGCCAGATTAAAAATGTTAAAGAAATACAATTTCAAGATTGGGATGACAATACAAATGCACATGATACAACCAGAATACTTATGCGAGACCAAACCATCTTCGTTTATAATGGAGGCCTTGCAGTTGGTAATTATTCAAATGATGTTCTAGGAGATATAATGGATACGCAGTTAGAGGTAGAAGATAAAATATCAGTTGGTTTAGGAAATACTGGTACAACTTCTGCAATAGGTCAAGGTGGAAATGAGACTTGGTTAGAATGTTATATGGTTAGTACAGGAACAGCTGGTTATAATGCAGCTGGTAATGGCCAAAATGCAGGTTGGATGAGATGGAGCTCAGATACTAATAACTATGTTTTATTAGGATTAGATGTTGAACAAGAAAGATTTAGAATGTTGTATTATGATGGTTCAAATTGGGAAGGATTTAAAACAGATAAATCTGGTAACATGGAAATTAATGGTTCTTATTCTTCTTCCGATCTAAGATTAAAGGAAAATGTTAATACAGTTACAAATGCTTTAAGTCTTATAAAACAAATGAGAGGAGTCACTTTTGACTGGAAAAAAGCAAGCGATCCTGGTAAAAAACATAGTGCAGGAGTAATAGCACAAGAAATAGAAGCAATCGAAGGAATATCTCCAGGATTAATCTATACAGATAGTACAATAATAACTTATGATGAAGATGGAAACGTAGATGAGGGATGTCCAAGTATAGATAACAAAAAATCAGCAAATTATCCAGCATTTACAGCATACCTAATTGAAGCAGTAAAAGAACTTTCAGCAAAAATAGATTCGTTAGAATCAAGAATAAATGTATTAGAGAACGCATAATAGTATATATTTATATAAAATGAATTTAGGTAAACAAATAGTGGAAATGATGTTATCGGAATCACCGATAAAAACTGTTGTGGCTATCTACCCAGGTAGATTTCAGCCTATGGGGCAACATCATGCAAAAGTATATGATTGGCTTGCAGGCCAATTTGGAAAACAAAATACATATATTGCAACATCTGATAAAGTTGCTTTACCTAAATCGCCATTAAACTTTAGAGAAAAATTACAGGTTATTCGTAAACATGGAATAACAAATGTTTCTCAAGAAAAAAATGTTTATGCACCTGAAAATATATTAAAAAAATATGATCCACAAACTACCGCGGTTGTATTTGTATATGGAAAGAAAGATGCAGGAAGATTACGATATACAAAAAAAGATGGATCGCCTGGTTATTTCCAAGAATATTCAAAGTCAAAAGGTAATCTAAAAGGATATGAAGAACATGGATACGTTGTTATATCACCGCATATAGAGTTAAAAGTACCAGGATTTGGAGAAATGTCAGGTACAACAATTAGAGCCGCATTAGCATCTGCAGATCAAAAAACATTTAAATCTATTATGGGTTGGTTTGATCCAAAAATTTATACATTACTAAGAAAAAAATTTTCTGAGATAATAGAATCATTTATTGTTAAAGAAGGAAGTAATGTAACTGGTCAAGGAAAAGCTGATGTCGATGATGGACCAAGATATTTTTATGGAAATCAAAATACATATAAAAAACAATCAACCACTATGGCAAAACGATTAGGATTTGAAGTTATAAATTATATTATAAAAGACAATCCAATTGAAGTACATGATACAAATTTTCCAGATGGTCCGCCATTAACAGTATCATATTTTCCAACAGGAGTTAAAGGAGGAGATTTTTCTGGAACAGATTATATTAAAGATTATAAAGGACGGCCTGGTTATAATATTTGGAAAAACTATATTTCAAAAATTGCTCAAACAGTAGGATATAAATTTTTAGATTTTCTGGGAGCAGAAGATTCTATAAAATCAAGTAAAGGAGAAAAATTAGTGCCAACAACATTAACAGAAGATATTAATCTTCCAATCAATATAGGTGATACAATTATGATGGGTAGATTTAAAAATAAAAAAGTAGTTGTAAAAACAATTAATTTTAATGATAAAGGTGATTTGCTAATTAATGGTAGATCGGCGGCTAGATTTAGATTAGTACCACAAGAACCAAAGCCTAAAACATTAGGAGAATCAATTGCATTACAATTGTTAACAGAAGGTGGCGCAGCTGGTCATATGAATCATCCATTCGATGATAGAGATATTACATTTGGTGATATGAAACAAATGATTAAATTATCACTTGACGGTAAATTAGATATTGAAGCAGGCGTACAAGAAAAAACAGATGGTCAAAATTTAGCAGTAACATTTAAAGATGGTAAAGTTGGCGCAGCAAGAAACAAAACTACAATTCGAACTCCAATGGATATAGATGCAGTAAAATCAAAATTTGCTGGAAGAGGTGAAATTGAAAATGCATTTACATTTGCAATGCAAGATTTAGAAAAGGCATTATTAAAAATACCAAAAGAAAAATTATTTGAAATTTTTAGAAACGGAGCGAGATTCCTAAACATTGAAATAATATATCCAGGAACACAAAATGTTGTTATGTATGGACCAAAAGCTTATATACAATTTCATGGTGTAGATGAATTTAATTTAGATACAGCAACTAAAGTAGATTCATATCCTGAATTTGCTCCATTATTACAAAAAATGATAGCAGATGTAAATGCTAATATACAAAAACAGTTTGAAATAATCCCACCTAAAATTTTAACTTTAGGAAGGTTACCTAATTTTGAAGAAAAAGAACAATATTTTTTAAAACAAGTAAATGATCTTCAAAAACAATATAAACTAAAAGATTCTGATGAATTAATAATGTGGCATGAAATGTGGTGGAAAACAAGAATAGAAGAAGTATTTCCAGACACTACAGATGACATAAAATTTGGATTATTAAAACGATGGGCATATTTTGATAAATCAATGAGATTAAATGGAACAAATATTCCAGATCCAGATATATTAGCTAGAGTTAAAGATTTTGATAAAACTAATTTTGCCAAACAAAATAAACAAAATGTATATAACTTTGAAAAAATATTTTTAGAATTAGGAGTTGAAATATTAGCAAATATATCAGATTATTTATCAGTTGTACCAAATAAAGCTATTAAAGATATAAGAAGACGAATAGCGGCAAAAATCAAAGTCATACAGAAATCTAAGGATTTAGCGTCACTTGAAAAATTAAAATTTGAATTAAAGCGAATAGAAGATTTAGGAGGATTTGAAAAATTAGTACCAACAGAAGGTATAGTATTTATTTATAAAGGTAAAACATATAAATTAACAGGTTTATTTGCTCCTATTAATCAATTGTTAGGAATAGGCGGACTTGGCGATAAGTAGCATATTTATATAAAAATAGGGAACAACTATGAACGAAGAAAATTTAAGAAAAGCAATAAGAACTGAAATACGTAGAACACTTAAAGAAAATCCAAAATATGGATCGGGATTAGGTGGATCTGAAAGACAAAAAGTATCTAGAATTTTTCAATATATGGAAAGAAAAGGATTATCTAGGTTCTTAGCAATGTTAAAAACTGATATTGAAAAAGCTCAAGCTATTGCAAGATTTGCAGATGAAGTAGGTTTACCACTTAACAAAGTATCTCAATTAAGAAGTCAATTGGTAAAAATGAAACGTGATGCATCAAGACGTGGTGGTGAAGTTTAATTAAAATAAAAAGGTTATATGAGCAATTTAAAGAACGTGAAAGCGATCCAAGATATGTTATCTGGAACGCATAAATCACAAACAAGAAAGTCTCATTATTTTGGAAAAACAACTTCTGAGATAAAAGATGAAGATGTTATTGAACGATTTGAAGACGGAAAGCCAAAGATTTGGATTGAAACTGATCATAATGGTAATAGGACTCGAGTTACTCAAAATAATGGATTTAAATCGCGTGAATCTGAAAATGGTTATCTAGTAAGACAAGTACAAAAACAATTTCAAATGCCAGATACATGTCCAAATTGTGGACAATCTATGTATGGTACAGAAGAAAGATTAAACAAGAAATTTTGGGTAACACATAAAACATGTTTTGATTGTGTTGTTAAAATGGAAACAAATTTGAGGAATGATAAAGATGCATGGGAAAAATACAAACGTGATAGAATGTTAAAGAATGCAGAATCGTTTTTTAAAGACGCTGATGAAGATGTTAAAGGATTAGAAAAGATGATGACAGAAGCAATCCGACAAGTACAAAACGCTGATGGAGATATTGAAACGTTTGACGCTGCAATGAGTAAAGAAAAATTTAAAGAAACTGTATTGCAAAAATATAAAGAATATAAAGAACGAATATTATCAGAATTAAAAGGAGAGTAAAGTTATGGGACTAGGATTAGGAAAATTATTTTCAGGTGGAGCCGGAGAACTGGTTGAATCAGTTGGTGGTGTACTTGATAATCTAACAACTTCAAAAGAAGAAAAACTAGAAGCAAAAAGAAAAATGAAAGAATTAATTGCCAATCATGAAGCGGCAATGGAAAAGAACATTACAGATAGATGGAATGCAGATATGAATTCTGATTCTTGGTTATCAAAAAATGTAAGGCCATTAGTATTAATATTTTTAGTAGTATGTACAGTATTATTAATTTTTATTGATGCTGGTGCAATTAATTTTCAAGTAGAAGAAAAGTGGACAGATCTTTTACAATTAGTATTGATTACAGTAATTGGTGCTTATTTTGGTGGTAGATCGCTTGAAAAAACAAAGAAAAAATAATCGCTCTTTTACTTGGTTTTCTGCAAATAATTTTTTATATTTAAGTAAAATATGGCTGTAAAGAAAACATTAAAAGAAATCATACGTGATGAATATAAGAGATGTGTACAAGATCCTGTACATTTCATGCGTAAATACTGTATAATCCAACATCCAACTCAAGGAAAAATTTATTTTAATTTATATCCGTTCCAAGAAGATTCATTAAGACAAATATCATCTAATAGGTATAATATTATATTGAAATCAAGACAGTTAGGTATTTCAACTTTAACTGCAGGATATGCGTTATGGAAAATGTTATTTAAATCAGATTTCAATGTATTGGTAATTGCAACCAAACAGGACGTAGCAAAAAACCTTGTAACCAAAGTTAGAGTTATGCACGAAAATTTACCTAAATGGTTAAAAGGTTCGGTTGCAGAAGATAATAAACTTTCATTAAGATTGAATAATGGTTCACAAATTAAAGCCATATCATCAAAAGGAGATGCAGGTAGATCAGAAGCCTTATCATTATTAATATTTGATGAGGCAGCATTTATTGATAAAATAGATGATATATGGACCGCAGCTCAACAAACATTAGCAACTGGTGGTGATTGTATTGCTTTATCTACTCCAAATGGTGTTGGTAATTGGTTTCATAAACAATGGGTTGAAGCTACCGCAGGAGGAGAATTTAATAATATCATGTTACACTGGACAGTGCATCCTGATAGAGATGATGCATGGAGAGCCAAACAAACAGAATTGCTAGGTGAAAAAATGGCCGCGCAAGAATGTGATTGTGATTTTATTTCATCTGGTCATACTGTAGTAGATGGAGAAATATTACAATGGTATCAAGAAACATATGTAAAAGATCCTATTGAAAAAAGAGGTATGGATGGAAATTATTGGATTTGGGAATATCCAAATTATTCAAAATCATATATGGTAGTAGCTGACGTTGCTAGAGGTGATTCAACAGATTATTCTGCATTTCATGTATTTGATACAGAACAATGCAAACAGGTTGCAGAATATAGAGGTAAAATAGGAACTACGGAATATGGAAACATGTTGATTTCAGTAGCTACAGAATATAATAATGCATTACTAGTTATTGAAAATGCAAATATAGGTTGGGCAACAATTCAAGTAGCTTTAGATAAAGGATACCAAAATTTATATTATTCTTATAAACAAGATGGATATTTAGATGAAGAAATACACTTGAAAAAAGGATATGATCTAAAAAAGAAATCACAAAAAGTTCCTGGATTTTCAATGACATCAAGAACTCGTCCATTAGTAATATCTAAATTAGAAACATATTTTAGAGATAAAACACCATTAGTTCATTCAAAAAGATTGGTAGATGAATTATTTACATTTATTTGGTTAGGACATAGAGCAGAAGCTGCACGAGGATATAATGATGATTTAGTAATGTCATTTGCAACAGGTCTATGGATGAGAGATACAGCATTAAGATTACATCAACAAGGAATGGACTTAAATAGAAAATCATTAGGTGGTATAGGAAAAGTAGATGCAGGAGTATATTCAACAAAAACAGACTTAAAAGGTACAGGATGGGATTGGCAAAGTGGAGATAAAGACAACGACGATTTAACCTGGCTTTTATAGTACAATCATATTTATATAAAAGTAGAAAATTATGGCAAATAAATCATTAAGATCTAGACTTAGAAGACTTTTTTCAACGAATGTAATAGTTCGAAGAATTGGTAAAAAGAGACTACAAGTCGTAGATTCAAATAAGTTACAATCAATGGGTAACATGAAACAGACAAAATACATTGATCGGTTTTCAGGAATCCATACAAAAAATCCAGGTTGGAGCACATATAATAATACAGCAAATTATCATCAAAACAGAGTAGAACTATATACAGATTATGAAGGTATGGATATGGACCCAATTATATCTTCAGCATTAGATGTGTATGCAGATGAATCAACAGTTAAAGATGCAGATGGAGATACTTTAACAATTAAATCATCTGATGATAATATTCGAAAAATACTAAGAAATTTATTTTACGATGTATTAAATGTAGAATACAATTTATGGCCATGGATTAGAAATGCATGTAAGTATGGTGATTTTTATTTACATTTAGATATTGACGAAGAAATTGGTATTGTAAATGTAGTTCCAATGTCTGCATATGAAATGAGACGTGAAGAACAATTCGATGACAAAAATCCATATGCAGTTAAATTTTACTATGAAGGAATGAGTAATATAGGAGGTGTTGGAGGAAATTCACAAATGGAATATGATCCGTTTGAAGTAGCTCATTTTAGATTATTATCAGATACAAACTTTTTACCATATGGTAAATCAATGCTAGAAGGTGCAAGAAAAGTATTCAAACAATTAACTCTTATGGAAGATGCAATGCTACTTCATAGAATAATGAGAGCACCAGAAAGAAGAATATTTAAAATTGATGTAGGTAATATACCACCTGGTGAAGTTGATTCACATATGCAGCAGATAATGAACAAAATGAAAAAAGTTCCTTATATGGATGAACAGACAGGTGATTATAATTTAAAATTTAATCTACAAAATATGTTAGAAGATTATTACTTACCTGTAAGAGGTGGAGAATCTGGAACTAATATAGAATCTTTACCTGGTACATCGAATGATGGTCAAACAGAAGATATAGATTATTTAAGGAATAAAATGCATGCTGCATTAAGAATACCAAAAGCCTTTTTAGGTTATGATGAAGGTGTTGAAGGTAAAGCAACATTGGCAGCTGAAGATATTAGATTTGCAAGAACTATTGAAAGAATACAAAAAATATTTACTTCTGAACTAACTAAAATTGCAATTGTACATTTATATACACAAGGATATACAGATGCAGATTTAATTAATTTTGAATTAACATTAACTAATCCATCTATTGTTTATGAAAAACAAAAAGTAGAATTATTAAATGAAAAATTAGGACTAGTATCTAACTTTAAAGAATCAGGAATGTTCTCAGAAAAATATATTTATGAAAATGTATTTGGTATGAGTCATGATGAATGGACTTCAGAACAAGAACAAGTTATTGAAGATCTTAAAGAAGAATTTAGAAAAGAACAAATTAAGTCAGAAGGAAATGATCCTCAAAAAACAAATCAATCATTTGGAACTCCTCATGATATAGCAGCAATGCATATGCAAGGAAATTTAGATATGCCAGGACAGCAAGATGAAGGAGCAGATAATCCAGTAGCAGGTCCTGGTCGTCCAAAAGAATATGGATCATGGGGTAAATCAAATTCGCCATTTGGTAGAGATGCATTAGGTAGCAAAGGATTAGATAAAACATTTGCGACAGATAAGTCGCCATTACAACATAAATATAGAGGTGGTTCACCACTAAGCACTGAGGCTAAAGCATTTGCAGATATGATACAAAATAAATCAAAATCTCCAAAAGTTTTACAAGAAAGCCTTTCAACTAAAAAAGTTGATCCTGATAAAGGTACAATGCTGGATGAAGATGTACTGATTCAAGAAGAAAAAGCGTAGTGAAAGTTAAATAACTCAATATTTATTTAAAAATAGATAGCAAACAAACGGGACGATATGTCAATGAAAAAAATAAAGCATTCAAAGTATAAAAATACCGGGATTCTTTTCGAGATGCTCGTACGTCAAGTAGCCGCAGATACAATGCAAGGCCGCAAGACAAAAGCATTGCCGATAATTAAGAGGCATTTCAAGGCCGGTACTGAATTAGGAAAAGAACTACAATTATATAGAACTATTCAAGAAGAAGAGTTTAAAACAGAAAACAGTGCACAAAAGTTTTTACAGGCATGTATAACTGCAAGAAAATCTTTAAATCAAAAAGCACTGCGAAGACAAAAATATAATCTGATAAAAGAAATTAATGATCAGTTTATAGTAGACAACTTTTTTAGAGCAAGAGTATCAAACTATAATATAATGGCTGCGGCGTATAAATTATTTGAATATGCAGAAGTAGACAATCCAGCTCAAATAGTTAGATCTAAAGCTACATTGGTAGAACACGTATTAAGAAATACAATTAACAATCCAGTTAAAACTAAAAAAGGAAATGTTATAAAAGAAACATATTCGGTTCAACCAAAAGATGTAAGATTGTTATCTTATAAAATGTTGATTGATAAGTTTAATGATAAATATAATGGACTTAATCAAAGACAAAAAAATATTTTAAGAGAATATATTAATAATGTAACTAATACAGTTGCATTAAAAGAATTTATTCAAAAAGAAATTCCAGTTGTACAAAAAGAATTATCAAGAGCTTCTTCTAGAGTAGGATCAAAAGTAGTTAAGATAAAATTAAATGAAGTTAATAATATGTTAACTGAATTAAAAAATTCATCTTCTATTAAAGATAAAGATGTATTAACTATGTTACGTTATTATGAATTGATAAAAGAACTTAAAAACGTGGAGACTAAATAATGAGCGCTAATCCATCACAAAGAGAAACCTGGTTTAATTCTTATCCAGATTCAGGAAGTTTATATAATGTAAACGGACATTTAGGCGGCTATCATGCAGTAACAACAGTTGCAGATGGTGCAACATACTATACTGGTTCAAGTGCTGCAAGATGGAATGGAGTTATGGTTGTAACTCATGGTAGTGCAGTATTACATTTTCCAGGAGGAGGTTCAATTGCAGCAAGTAAATTAACTACTAAGGAAATATATAACTTTACAATATCGCATATAACAGCAGCAAGTTCTGCAGAAATTTATTTATTGAGGAAATAAGATATGGATTATTTAGATAAATTTAAAAAATACCTTAAAGAAACTGAAGAAGATGAAATCCAATATCAACACAATGAGGATGAATTAGGCGAAGCAAATGTAACTGGTAATATAGATGGCGGCGAAGGTCCTCCAAAAACACCATATGCATTTCATGATAATGATAAAAAAGGTAAAAAGAAACAAAAAGATAATGCAACAACTGCAACAGATTTTGAATTAGTTAAAGACTCAATATATAAAAAAATGATGAAAATGACAATGAGCTCAGGCTTAATGAATGAAACATCATATAGAGACTATAAAAAAGATCCAACATCAACCCCTCAACAAAAAGTTAACAGAGGAATAGCTGAAGTTAATAAAATGTTAGGTTTGATGGAAAAAATCGTAAATAATAATATAAGATTGAAAACTGAGATGGGTGTAAATTCAAACCATTTTTGGAAATCAACCGGAAAACGATTTGCTAAAATTAATGAAAGAATGACAAGAATTGCAAATCGATTAAAAGAATTATCACAATAGGAGATCAAAAATGGCAAAACAATTATTAGTTAATTATCAAACGTTTGAGATAACTCCTCAACAAATAAATGAAAGCCTTTCAAAGAATGGCGGAAAATTAATTGTTTCAGGTGTTCTACAAAGAGCTGAATCAAAAAATCAAAATGGAAGAATATATCCAAAAGAAACTTTAATGAGAGAAGCAAATAAATATGCAGAAGGATTTATTAAAGAAAAAAGAGCATTAGGAGAATTAGACCATCCGGATTCATCTGTAGTTAACTTAAATAATGTTAGTCATAATGTTTTAGGTATGGACTGGAAAGGAAATGATTTAGTTGGTACTGTAGAAGTATTAGGAACACCAGCTGGAAATATATTAAAAGAATTATTCAAATCAGGAATTAGATTAGGTATATCATCAAGAGGTATGGGTTCTGTAAAAGAAGTAATGAGAGAAGGTGATGATACATTAGAAGTTCAACCTGACTTTGAATTAATTGCATTTGATTTTGTTTCTAATCCATCAACTCATGGAGCATTTTTATCTCCTGTAAATGAAGGAAAGTCGACAAAGCAATTTGATAAATATGCAAATGTAAATAAATTAATAACTGATATAATTAAGGAGTATTAATATGTTAAAAGATATGCAATCACAATATGGACCAACTGCAACTACACAAAACGCTGATGTATTAGCAGGAGAAGGGAAGAAGAATGGTGGACTTGAAGTTTTAGGAGCAGAAAATGCATCTAAGTATTCAGTAACTGCAAAGAAAGATCCAATGGCATTTGAAGGTAAAAAGAATATGGGATTGGAAGGTGTTAAAGATGGATCAAAGTTTGGCCTTGTAGGAGGTAGACCAACATTATATATAGATACAGTGGAGTACTAAAAATGAATTTGAAAAAACAATATCAACGATTATTTGAAGGTCGTGCAGAATTTGCAAAAGCAAATAATTTAAAAATGGAAGATTCTTTATTAAATGAAGCTCCAATGGTTCAAGCTTTTCCTAAAATGAAAACAGATGCAGAAAGAAAGGCAGCATTAGAACCAGGAGCAGGTGTTCCAGGCCAAGATAGCGAACCAATTGATATTGAATATTATTCTGATCAGTTAAACAAATTGATAGATACTATAAGAGATTTTCAGCAAGATATAGGTACAGAAATAGAAATGAAAGGTGAAGAAACTGGTAACTATGAATATGAAACTATGGAAAAACAATTATCTAGATATATAATAGGAGCTGAAAAACAATTAGAGTCACTTCAAAAATATTTAGAAAGACAAAAAGGTAAGGGATTATAAAATGGCAACAAATAAATACGAAAATGCATTGTTAAAAACTATAATGTCAAAATCAAAATACATTATGGAAAACTTCGGTGAAGAAGAAGAAACTGGTATAACATCAGAACAAAAAAAATCTTTTACTGAGGCAGTAGGTAATTATCATCAAATGGGTGATGCAATATATAGAAATGCATCATTAAGAGAAATTACAGAAAAATTAGGCGAAATAGTAAAAGTAGCAGAAGCCCTTACATTACAAGAATCAGAACATTGGTTTGATAATGTTACTACATCTCGTCATATGAAACAATTAAAAGAAGCATATAAAGTATTTTCTAAAACAGCTAACGAAGTTCATACATTACAGCAAAGATTAGAATCTGCATATGAAGATATGGGTACTACATTAAATAAGTATTACAAAATAAATGAAGCATTAAAAGATGAAGCTTTAGATCCAGTAGGCCAAGAAGATGGTGATATAGATAATGATGGAGATAAAGATAAGACAGATGCATATTTAATGAATAGAAGAAAGACAGTAACAAAAGCTGTAAAAAAATCTTAATATATTTGGAATATTGAAATATATTCTTTATATTAATACTAGTTATAACGTAAAATAAATTACATGAATAAAAAACATAAAATTTGGCAGTCGCATATACCAGGCCATGCTTTGGGTGCAGCTGTAGTTAAAAATCCTAAGAATCCTAAAGATCAAGGAGATATTGGATTCGCAATTCGATTTTGGAAAAGAGCTCTTAAAGATGCAGGTACATTACAAGAGTTAAGAGATAGAAGATATTTTAGAAAAAAATCTGATAAAAGACGTGAACAGATGGATAACGCAAAATATTTTCAGCAAATAAATTCCAGAGAAGATAGGTAAATATTATATATACTCCAACATTTTTATTTTAGCTAAAAATTTTCTAGAAAAAAAGTAGGTTTTTCAATAGCCGTATATATTTATAATTGTAACAAGTATATACGGTGCTTCAATATCACCGTCCCTGAATATTTTTTAACAATTCACATTGAGGTTCCTAATAACCTTATTTCCGAACAAATTTATTAAAGGAGAGAGATAAATGAACAATTTATTGAAAGAAGCTATTGCTGACGCGAAAGCGGTACGAGAAACAGCATTAGCAAACGCTAAAATAGCATTAGAAGAAGCTTTCACTCCAAGACTTCAAAGCATGTTATCTGCTAAACTTTCTGAAGAAGAAGGTATGGAAGATGAGATGGCTATGGAAGACGAAATGCCAATGGATGAGCCAGTTGCTGCAGAACCAGAAATGGAAGCACCAGTTGAGGAACCAGCTCCAGAAATGGAAGAAGAAATGGCTGACGACGAAATGGCAGAAGAAGGAATGAGAGGAGAAGAAACTGATGAAGGTATGCGCGAAGACGACGAAGATCCAACCGATATGCATTCTGAAGCAGAAGATGCCGAACTTGAAGAAATCTTAAGAGAACTTGAAGGCGAGGATGAAGAAGCTGTAACAGAAGGCGAAGATGAAGAAACTGTTGAAGAACAGTCTGGTTCAACTGGTATTGGTAAAGGAACTGGTATGAAGCAAGCATCATCTTCAGATGAAGAAGATCCAGGAAAAGGTAAACTTAAAGAAAACGAAGGTGACGACAAAGAAGAAGTTACTGAAGAAGAAGAAGTTGATCTTGACGAAATCATTAACGCTTTGAGAGAAGAAGAAGGTGATGAAGCAGAACCAGTAGAAGAAAATGACACTGCAGGTGTTGATGATGGTGATGCTGCAAAAGACCTTGAAGAAGCTTACAAAGTAATCAGATTCATGAAGTCTAAGTTGAATGAAGTTAACTTGCTAAATGCTAAACTTTTATTCTCGAACAAATTATTTAGAAACCATTCATTAAATGAAAGTCAAAAAATGAAAGTAATTGAAAACTTTGACAGAGCTCAAACATTGAGAGAAGTTAAGTTAGTATTTGCTACATTAACTGAGTCATTTAAATTGGGTGGTAAAAGAAAAGTAAAAACCATTAAAGAATCGTATGCTAGTAAGCCTTCGAGATCTACAAGACCATCAAAGAAAGTCCTTTCAGAAGGAAATGATGTTGCTAATAGATTTAAGAAGTTAGCTGGATTACTTTAATATTAAAAGGAGATTAAAAAATGGATATAAATTCATTAATGCCAAATGATTCCATTGCTAAATCAAAAGCTGCTACAGCTGGTTTAGTTAGAAAATGGGAAAGAACAGGTCTTCTTGAAGGTTTAGGTAAAGAATATGAAAAGTCAGGTATGGCTGTTCTATTGGAAAACCAAGCAAAACAATTAGTATCAGAAGCAAATTCTACAGGTACATCTGCAAACTCTGAAGAGTGGTCAGGTGTTGCTTTACCATTGGTAAGAAGAATTTTTGCTGAGATTGCTGCTAAAGATTTTGTAAGTGTACAACCAATGAACTTACCTTCTGGTCTAGTATTCTTCCTTGATTTCAAGTATGGGACCAACCAACCAGGATTTACTACAAACTCTGGTAAAGATTCACAAAACGATTCTGTATTCGGTGTAACTGATAGCACGTTAGGATCAACTGCAGCTACTGAAGGTCTTTATGGCGCAGGTAGATTTGGTTATTCTATCAACGAAACATCACTAACTAACAAAGTTAATGGTGACGGAACTGTAGGTACTAACCTTGTAACAGGTTCAGCATTTACTCAAGCAACGTTTGAGCAAAGAACTAATCATGATTCAGAATTTTCTGCTTCATTAGCTGCTGCTTCTGTTGGTATTGGTCAGTTAACTACTGTAGACTTTACATTTGCTGCTTCTGATTTAGCAGATGCAAATGGTGTTAGAGCATACCAAATTTCAGGATCAGGAATTGAGACTTATTATCCTCAATTTACTACTGTATCAGGAAATACTGGTTTAGTAGGTGCTACACCAAAAGTATCATTCTTAGTTAAATCAACTGCTGCTACTGCTGCTGTTGTAAATGGTACTATTACTTACCAAAAGCAACCAGGTGATACTTCAAGAGGTGACTTTGAAGATACATCTCAAGATTCAGGTGCATCTAATTCAAGTTTAGCTATCCCAGAAATCAACCTAGAGATGAGATCTGAGGCGATTGTTGCTAAGACAAGAAAGTTAAAAGCAATCTGGACTCCAGAATTTGCTCAAGACTTGAATGCTTATCATTCAATTGATGCTGAGGCTGAATTAACTTCTATGTTATCTGAGTACGTTTCGCAAGAGATTGATTTAGAATTATTAGACATGTTAATGCAAAATGCTCAAACTACTGATTACTGGTCAGCTAGATTAGGCTTTGAATATGATTCAACGTTGACAACATTCTCTAATACAGCTGGAAATTCTGCAGCTTACAACCAAGGTACTTGGTTCCAAACTTTAGGAACTAAAATCCAGAAAGTAAGTAACAAAATTCACCAGTTAACATTAAGAGGTGGTGCAAACTTCCTAGTATGTTCTCCAACTGTTGCAACTATCCTAGAATCAATTCCAGGATATGCTGCTGATACAGATGGTGATAAAATGCAGTTTGCAATGGGTGTACAAAAAGTTGGTGCTATTAATAATAGATTCCAAGTTTATAAAAACCCATACATGACTGA